TGGGTATTGACCCGCAGCGCGTGCGCTATCCACACCCAGTCCACTTCCGCAACGGCATCCCGCAGGACGCAATCGCGCAGATGTATTCAGCCGCCGACGTGCAGCTGCTCACCTCGATGGGCGAAGGCTTCGGCATCCCTGCGGTGGAAGGTCAGGCGTGCGGCACGCCGGTGATCGTCTCCGACTTCAGCGCGCAGCCTGAGTTGATCGGGCCGCACAGCAAAGCAGTCCCAGTCCAGCGCGTGTGGGATGAGTTCCAGACATCCTTCTTCGCAATCCCGAACGTGCCTGCCATCGTCACTGCGCTGCAGGAAGTTTACGAAGAGACGAAGGGTGGGCGGGTAGACAGGGGGGCGGTCTCCGCTGCGATGGAACGCTACGACCAAGTGAAGGTCTACGCCGCTGACTGGAAGCCGCTCATCGACTTGATGACGGCGCGCAAGAAGCCGAGCGCAGCACCGACCCCGAACCGCGCGCAGCGTCGCGCATCCCGAACAAAGTAGAACACCTGTCCTAATGGGTGTGGATAGCGCACGCGCTGCGGGTCAATACCCAAGTGCGCGACAAGTCGCGGGATGTTCACGCCTTCGCTGTGTCCGTTCGGCTCCGTGTGGATCATCCAGTAGACGTCAGGTCGGTCGCGCATAAAGGTTGCCATCGCGTCAGCCATCTCACCGAACGCCTTGCGCACTGGGATGCGTCCACGGTTGGCTGCGTTTGTCACGACGAGATAGGCGTCCTCTGGGATTCCCATCTGCTCACGCGCGCCCTTGCCTCGGTCGTAGAAGATACTCAGGTCAATGGCGTGCGGGATGTAGGTCAGTTCCTCTCTTGGCACGCCAGCCTTGAGCAGTCTGTCCTCACCGAAGCGGCTCATCGCAATGACGTGATGCTTCCCTTCCAGTGCGAACTTGGCAACGCCAGGTGGAACTGGGTCGTGGTCGATTGGCGTCCAGCAGGCGAGGTTCAACTCCTTGAACGCCTCAACACCGTTCAGCGGCCAGAGGTCAAAGAGGATCACGCCGAATCCTGGCTGGTCGCCGACCCAACTCTTGATGTTCTCAGGCGCTGCGTCAAGCGAGTAGCGGATCAGTCCCTCTGGAAAGATCGGATGACCGTGTGAGCAGTTCATCATCACTGCGGCGCCGTGGTTGGCGCTGATTGCGACCTCGTGTCCGTCCTGAATCATCTGATGAACGACCTGCGCGGTCTGCATCCCATAGCCCGAAGGGATGTGGCAGGCGTTGGAATACCAAGCGATGCGGCTCATTGTCCTCTCCTCTCTGCTGCTACTTGTGCCTAGTCAGGGAACCGTGACACCGCCTACAGACTACCCGAAGGCGACTCTCTGGCGCAAGGAGTGGACCGCCCTTGCTGAGTGGGTCAAGGTGGTCCACGGTCAGGTCTTTGGTTGTTCCGCACACCTCACACCACGGACGCTTGCTTCGTACTTGGCTGCTCAACTTGCGCCACGCTGGGTCCAAGTATGGGTTGGGTCGGTTCTCCTTCCACCGGCTCTGCGCCGCAGCTCGATGCGTCTGGCATCGGTTGCCCACCATCGTCAGCACGCCGCAATCCAAGCAGGGTCGCTGGAAGGTCACGCCTTCGGGAACTCTGGAACGCTGAGGAAGGGAGCGATCACGGTGGCGAGGTGTTCAGTCATCCGCTCGGTGGCGTCCTCATACTGCGGGCCGTAGACCGACCAAGCGATCTTGCCAAGTGCATCCTCAAGGTTCTCAACGACGCGATCAGTGCGGCAGGTGATCAGGTGCAGCAACTCGTGCGTCAGGATCAGGCGTTGCTTCTCTGGCTCCTGCCTCCAGAAGTCGTGAGCCACGCGGAGGTCTGCCGTTAGGTTCTGGCTGTGCGGGTCAATGTCTGCCCACGCGTCTACGTCGGCTGCATCTCTGACCACGGTCACCTTCCAATCAGATAGGAAGAGCAGAGTCTGTGACTCGATGAGCCACTCCTCCAGCAGCGTCCAGCGATCTGGCTTCTTCAAGTGTCCTCCAGTCCTCAAGTTGGTCGCCTGCCGATGGGAGGACTCCACCGGCAGGCTTGAGCCGCCCGAAGGCGGCGTCTGGGTAGTCTACGGCTTGCGCCACACGGCGACGTAGGAATCCTGAATCGGCTCAACGCCGAGGCTGCTCAGCCACGTCCTCACGAAGCGGTCCTTGCCATTGCCATTCATCTTGCAGTCATCCACAGCAATCAGGCACCCAGACGGCAGGCGTGGGTAGATGCTGGTCAGTTCGGCGAGGTGGTGGGTGGGCGACTCTATGCCTTCTGTCACGTCGTAGGAATCCAGATACAGGAAGTCCAACTGCTCAGGATTCTGCAGCTGCCGCAGCCCTTGCACGGAGTCAATGCACTGCACGTCGGCAAGAGGCGCGACGCTCTTCGCGTAGGCGACGGCATCGGGGTTGATGTCAAACGAGGTGATGCTCCCGCCAGTGCGCTCGATGATCCAGTTCCAGACCTGCGTGCTTTGTCCATCGCCGTTCCAGTTATCAGCCTGACGAGCGCAGCCAGTCTCAGCGATGTGGACTGGCTCTTGCTTGGCAAGCAGGTAGTACGCGATCAACTTGAACGCGGGCCAGCGGCGCTCCTCACCCAACTTGCTCTTGAACTCGCGGTCAAACTCGGCGAGGCTCATTCGCTGATCTTGTAGGAGTTAGTGCGGCACGTCACGCGGAAGACCATTCCGTTCACCTCTTTGAGTTGCGCGTCAATGGCGCCGATCAAACCGCACGCCTTGCAGACTGCTACGACGTCATCAGCCATCGCCTTCACGTCAAAGTTGTTCGGATGCTTGGCGCGCGCTTCTTGCTCGTCAAGTCCGTCCTCGACCATTGCGATCTGTCCGTAGGTGATGTTGTTGCGCTCCCAGCCGAGGATGTGTCCGAGTAGGTCTTGGCTCAGGATGCTGCTGCTCCGCATCGCTTGGTCAATCCACGTCAGTCTTCCCTCGACTGTCTTCTCGCGGCTGATCGCCGGTCGCGGCTCCTTCTTGGTCTTGTTGTCTTGCACGGCGCGAACGCGATACAGGTCCACCGTGCGCCATCCGTCCTCTGCCACCTCACCGAAGAGGCTGATGAATCGCTGCTCAACGTCCTCTGGCACGCGCCGCTCTTCAGCGACGTAGGCGTAGCAGCTGCGACGGCTGATCTTCAGTGCCTCAGCGAGCGCCTCAATGCGGCCGCGTGTGGACTTCTGCGGGAAGGCGTGCTTGGCGACGATCCTCATCCAGTCGCCACGGATGCTGCGAACAGTGAACACGAGTCCTCCCTCTATGTGCCTGGCTCAATCTCCTCGATTATGACCTCAGTGACGCCAAGATGCAAGCCACGCAGCGCGCTGAAGGCGTGTGGCGATAGGTCAATGCTGCGACTGCGTGCCGTCCACGGCCTTCGGAGGTCTGCTCGGCAGCGAGAACACCGATCAACGACCAGCACATAGACGCACCGGCTGCGCTCATCAGCGCGGCAGACCTTGAGTGCGTAAGGGTCATCGCCCCACTTGAAGGAGCCGACGGCTGCATAGAACTTCCAACCTGCGCGGGTATACCAGGTGGACTGCCCACCAACCCCGTGCTCTGGGGTATAGGTCGCGTTGTACCAAGATGCGACGCCGCGCACTGGAATGCCGTGTTCTGTTCTTGGTGGAACGCTTGGGTGGACGGCGATCAGAATCGCCATCAGGAGCGCGATCAGTCGTCTGTCTCCGTCTCGCCGAAGAAGTCTACGAACTCCTCAAAGTCAAAGACGATCAAGGCGCGGCGCTTTGTGCCTGCGCCTGGCGAGTCGCCGAGCACAACGGCTCGCAGCTTCTCGTATCGGAAGGGGACCTTGCGGAGCCACGTGTCAATGCGCTCAGGGTATGAGCCACCGACCTTGCACTGCACGTCGTAGACGCCAGTCGCCACGTCAGTCGGACCACCTGCCCAGCCGATGCGACGACCGTTCAACTTGGCTGCGACCTCGCGCTCGAATGAGTTGCCTCGGTTGCGCGCGTTCTTCCCGCGTCGGCTCTTCGCCGGGTCGATCATCTTCTTGATGGCTTCGTCCTTGAAGTGACCCATCAGACGATTCTCGCCAAGATTGCAGAGCCACCGTCGCTCAGGGTGAAGCGTGCGACTTGAATCTCCATCACACCGTGCTTGAGCAAGTCCAGATTGGTCTTGCGGTTGCCGATGCCTTCGTACAGGAAGAACCAGCCCTCTGGGGCGATGGCGTCGGCGTAGCGGATGGAGAGGTTGCACCAGACGCGGCCAGCCACTCCAGGCTCCTCGCACCAAGCGTCGTTGTTCTCCTGCACGGCGATCACCTTCTCGTCAAGGAAGGGCGCGGCTCGCTCGATGCGGGTCACTTGACGCACGCTCGGTGGAACCAGTTGAAGCGCGAGCGGCGCTTCTCGTCCACCCAGAAGATGCTCTTGACTCGCCACGCATCCTTGAGCGCATTGAGGTCGCCGTTGCATCCCGCGCACCTAGTCGCGGCGAACACTGGCTCCTTGCGCGGACCACCGCGTTGCGTCTTTACTGCTGCCACATTGCGCTCCTTGCAATCCATACCACCGAGGCGAACGCCACGATCAGGTAGATGGTAGCGGCTGCGCCCGCTCCAGCCCTGCTCACCTTTGGCAGACTAGCCGCGACGAGGAAGGCGATCACGAGCTGCGCGAAGGCGATGATGGCGCCAACCATCTCCCACGCGGTCATCGGTCAAACCGATTGAGGATTCGGACGAGGTTCTCGGTCGCCTTCTCAACCGCCTCCTGGACGGTCGCGCCGGTGAACGACATCTCGCCGTCCTCGTCATCAAGGATCACGCACCACTTGTCGCCGTCCTTGATGGCCTCGGCGAATCGGTAGCCTGCCTGCGCTGCAAGAATCTCCAACTCCTTGAACATCAGTCCTCCTCCATCTTGTCGGTGATGACGCGATAGGCGTCCTCTGGCGACAGGTTGCTGGTGTCGAGCGTAAGGTCTGAGCGGCTGTCTGTCCATCCCCTTTCGGTGATGTCAGCCGAGCCGAGCAGGACGCCGCCCATCCTCTCCCGCCTGACCTCTTCCGAAGCCGTCAGCCGGACGATGAAGATGCTCGGATCAACGGTGCGGAGATACTGGACTTCGGCGTCTAGCCGCACGTCATCCACCACCACGCCGTATCCCATCCTCTGCAGCTCGAAGTAGTCCCGCCTCCAGACCCTCAGCCAGAAGTGCGAGTCCACGCCACGAAGCGCAGCGCCCAGGTCCTGCAGCAGCTCACGACCACTCAGGGTCGTCTTTCCGAAATGCCGATCCACGGTCAGGATCTCGCTCTTGCCGAGGTCTTGATACGCCATCGCTGCGATGTGCTTGATGGCATCTGCGATGCCGTGACGCTGGTAGCCACGATGCTCAACGAAGAGCGATGCGATCGTGGACTTGCCGCTGCCCTGCGGCCCAAGAATCGCCAGCGACCTCACGGCAGCACCATCGCATCTGCCACCGAGAGGAAGCCGACCACCTTTGGCACGAGGTCGGTGCGCTCGAATGCTGTCGTGGCTGGAAGTTCCTTGACCTCCCAGTGCGGCTCCCGCACGCGGTAGAGGTCCCAGGCGAAGATGCCCTGCGGCGTCCAGTTGATGTATGCCGGACGCGCTGACCGCTTCCCTGCCTCCTCAATGAGCCAGTCGTACTTCGCCTGCTCAATGAGCAGCTCTGGGTAGTGCGTCTCCCTGCACTTCAACTCCAAGAGATAATCCACTCGGCTCATAGGCGTCTCGTAGAACGCTGTGCAGTCCCAGTGGCTGAAGCCGTACTCCATCCTCTCAAGGTTCGGCACACTCGTTCTCTTGAGATGCTCTAGCAGTTGCTCCTCGTTCATCGCCTCCCTCCTCTCGCAATAATCTCACCAACGCTGAACACGCCGTTAGTAAGAGTCTTCTCTTCTCTAGTTCTGTTCTGGTTCTTCTCTAGTTCTAGCGCGTGACTAAACCGTGACTCAAGCCCTTTTCCCGCACGCGCGCGCTGTTGCCGAATGGTCGAGGTGGCGTCCACTTGCCATCGAGACCAGTTCGAGACCCTGACGAGACCGTCTCCAGACTGCTCCAGCAGACCCTCGGCGATGAGTCGGGGAACGCACCTTGAGAGGCGCGGCCCGACCACCGTTGCGAGGTGTCGCCGGTCACGGAACTCGCCACCCTTTCGCATCTCCTTCGCCACCTCAAGAATCGTGACGAACGCACGGAACTCGATGTCGCTCAAGCTGCTGATGATCGCGTCCTTGTGAGCCTGTGCTGACCACTTGATCCATAGAGCCATTGTGTCCTCCTCCTACTTTCTCTTGATTAGAACGGCAGTTCTTCTAGGTTCTGCGTGTCCTCTGGTACCAGTCGCGGCTTCGGTGCTTCGCCGCTCTGAGCTGCGACGAACTCGCGGCTCGGCTTGTCCTTGCACCAACCGCCGTCTGGGGTCTTGTGAGACGCAGCCCAGAAGGGGTTGTACGGCTTGTTCGTCGCCTTACTCACGCCGCCTGGCTTCAAGGTCCAGAGTTCACCGTGGCTGCAGGTCTCCCCACCGACGTTCTCGGCAAAGAGCATTGCAGCCTTTGCAGCGAGGATTGCGTCATCCGTTGCTGCTCCAGACCCCTGCGTAGAATCAACGGAGAGGGGTGTAGGAGCCACGGAGAGGCGCGGAACCCTCCCAAGTGGCACTGGGACACCCTTCTCTGGTGAATAGAGGCTCCTGCCCACTCCCAACTGCGCGGCGCACCTGCGGAGCGCATCCGAGGCCGCTGACTTCAGCGGTTCGTCGTCCTGGGCGCTGTTGGGATACCCGAAGTCCTGTCGGATGGTTGTCTTGCCACCGATGACCACGGCCAGTGAGCCGTGAACGACGTTGCGTGCGCCGTCTGCAACCTTCACCTCGAACTGCCAGCACTCAATGCCGAGGACGTCATCCAGCCGCTGCGCGACTGCTCGCGCATCTGCGTAGGTGAACGTCATCCCTGCTCGCCCTGGCCGATGCTTCAAGTCCTTCTCCTCGAATGGAGCGAGCAGTGCTGCTGCGATGTCCTTGCTCACTTGTTCCTCCTTCTCTTCAGTTCCATTTCCCAACGTGCCTTTGGCGCGCTGGATTGTGCCTTGTTGCGGACCCTTGTGCCAGTGTCCCAGTCGTTGCCCTCTGTCGGCAAGTTCGCTAGGACCCAGTTCGCCGCCTTGTAGATTGTTCCGTGGTGGACCTCCGTGTCCTGGTATGAGATGAGCCGAATCACATCCGTGAACCTCCTTTCAATGTCCTCCTGCATCCTGGCGAGCATCCACGTCGCCGTGTTCTTTGGACACTCTGGCGATAACGCCAAGCGCCGCAGCTCCAATAGCCTCTGTCCGTCCTTGAGCCGATTTGCTGCGACCGGCGATGACCAGATTGCAACGCCGTATGCAACCCCAGATGCTTCAAGCACATAGCACGCGTAGAATCGATTGCGGACGACGTTGCTCCAGTCAATAATCGGGAACCTTGAGTGCCACTGCGCGTTCAACTTGCACGCGTCTGGCGCCCCGATTGAACGAACTGAGAACTCTCGCGGAGAGGCTGGCGTTGGGCGCTCCTCCTCAGCGAATAGTCCGAGTTCGCTCACCCGCCCTCCTCTGTTCTAAACCTAAACACTCGTGCGCCTGCTTTCTCTTGGGTGAGGCGCTTGACCGCTTCGGCGTAGGTCTCTGGCGCGACTGCTTGCAGAGTCTCTGCAACTTTCTCCCAGTCCGTCTTGACCGTTGCCTTGTTCTGCTTCCAGGTGGCTGACCACCCTTGACCAACGATGCCGACCTTCTCGCCGATGGACTCCTTGAGACCGATGGCGAGGTTCTGGAGTTCTTGGTCCAGCAACTTTGACTCGTACTGCTTCTCAGCGTAGAGCGCCGCGAGCCGGTCAAGCGAGGTGTCAGCCTGCGCGTATTCCTCGCTGGTCTGCGGCACGACCTGCGCCAGCGCGTCGCTGTCCTCGCCCTGCAAGGTTGGCGGCGTCTCTGTTGCAAGTGCGTTGCGGAACTCCACTGCCTTCGCGTAGAGCTGCGTCTGATAGTTCACGTCAGCCTCAACCCGCTCGATGCGGAAGACGAGACCGCCGAGCAGGACTGCGACGTCGCACCACGGCGCGGCTGTCACGAACATCTGCCACTGCACCTGCGCCACCACCTCTGGCGGCACTGGGTGCAGACTCCAGCGCGGTGAGGTGCTGGTCTTGATTTCCACCAAGCCCTCCTCGCCGACGATGGTGCGGTCGAGTGACGCCATCACCCACGGCAGTTCCTTGAGTCGGACGATGCCGTTGCTGCGGCGCAACTCGCGGCCAGTCTCCATCTCGTAGAACTCTGCCACCGTGTTCTCCAGGAGGATGCCGCGCACGGCGGCTGGTCCTACTGGATCAGGCGTGAACTTGCCCAACTTCTCAGCCCAGAGTTGGTACGGCGTCTTGTACGGATTCAGCCCCGCGATGACCGACACGTCGGTCGCCGTGATGCCGTCAGCCCGAAGTGCGAACCACTCAGGACTGCGCTGCTCTGCCTTGACGAACTCGTACTGCTTGCTCACTTGCCCTCCTTCTTTCTGTCCTTCTTGGCGAAGCCTTCGCCCTTGTAAACCACCGCCGCCGGCGAATAGACCATCCGCATCCAGCGGCCGCACTTCTC